TCCGTGCTCTCGGCCTGGGTCATAAAGTTTATCATGGACACACGCCCAGGGTCCAAAGGCACCGTGACCGCGACCACGGCCGATCAGTTGCGAACCAAGACCTGGGAGGAACTCGGCAAGTGGCACAGAATGTCCCTGACGGCCCACCGGTTCGATTACCGGAACGGGCGCGGTTCCATGTCTCTCACGAGCAAGGCATTTGCTCCGGCGGGTAGCCCGGAAGCAGAGGTAGCTCAGAAATGGAGTTGCAATGCTCAGACGTGCCGGGAGGAAAACTCGGAAGCGTTCGCGGGTCAGCACTCCGCCGCCGCGACCAGTTTCTACATTTTCGACGAAGCATCCGGCGTCCCCGCGAAGATATTCGAGGTCCGGCGCGGGGGCTTGACTGACGGCGAGCCGATGACCTTCGACTTCGGCAATCCGACCAAGAACTCCGGCGCGTTCTTCGACGAGCACCATGGCCGGAACGCCCTGCCCGCCAATCGGCGCTGGAGCATCGACAGCCGCACGGTGAAGATCACCAACAAGGCTCTGCACGCCGAATGGGCCAATCTCTGGGGCGAGCATAGCGACTTCTTCAAGGTCCGGGTCCGCGGCGTGTTCCCAGACCAGTCGGACATGCAGTTCATCTCCACGGGGGATGTAACCGCATCTATGATGCGCGATCTTCCCTACACCAAGGGCGCGTCCCTGGTCATGGGCGTTGACGTGGGCGGTGGCGGCGACTTCGGCGACGAGACGGTCATCAAGATCAGGCTCGGGCAGGATGCACGGTCCTGGCCGGCCAAACGGTTCCGTGGGCTCGACACGGTGCAGATCGTGGGCAAGGTGATCGAGACGGTGATGGAGTTCCGCGCGCTCGGGCTCAAGTTCACCGCGATCTTCCTCGACGGCGGCGGCCTTGGCCAGGGGGTGGGCGATCAGTTGCGCCATCTCGGCTACGCCCCGATCATGGTCCACTTCGGCGGCAGCCCGATCGACGCCCGCATGTATTACAACCGCGGCGACGAGATGTGGGGCCGGATGCGGGACGCCATCCACACGACCCTGGCCCTGGCCGGCCCGGAGACTGAAGAAGGCAAAGACTTGCGAGATCAGTTGACTGGGCGTGAATTTGGGCCTACAGACAAAAATCAGATACATTTGGAACGTAAGAAGGACATGCGTAAGCGCGGACTGCCCTCCCCAGACATGGGCGATGCCCTGGCGCTGACGTTCGCCCAGGACGTTGCGCCGCAGGAGATGGCCGCCTACGTCAATGAGCCGGTCTTCACGATCCACGAATACGACCCATGGAGCTACAACCTAGATGGACAGCACTGACGATCGCCCAGCCTGGGTCCCCAGCCACGCCTCCTGGGTGAATGGGCTGTGGTATGTGAACGGCAAGCAGATTTTCGACCCTGGCCAACCGGCGCCGGAACTGGCCGCCGACCGCCGCGCCCGGCTGATCGCCGAAGATACGGCCCGATTGGCCAAGACGCGCACTGGTCTTCCGACCGGCCATTATCGGCACTGTGGCCTAATCTACGGCCCGAACGGCAAGATCGCCGTCGATCTCCCCGGCGGCTACGTCGATGACGGCTCTTGGCTGCCCGGCCACGCCGAAGCGCGCGAGGCGCGCAAGGCCTCCATGATTAAGGCCCAGGCCGCGGAGCACAAGGCAATCGCCGCGATGGAAGCCGCGATACAGGCCCGGCACGTAGCAGCGGCCCGCGCATTCCAGGCATCAAACGTTATGGTAGAGGAATAAACTTATGGGCGGACCTAAAGTTCCGGCGCCGGCCGCGCCGGCCGCGACACCACCGCCGCCTCCGACCATGGTTGATCCTGCCGTGATCGCGGCGCGGCAGAACCTGATCGAGAAGCAGTCCATGGCCGGCCGCGGCCAGACCGTGGCACCGCAGACCGGCAACCAGGGGCAGACCCTCGGCCAATCCGTCGCGCTGGGCTCTGCCTAATGTCCGGCTCCGGCGGCGCATACATCGGCGTTGATTACCAGCCCCAGGCGGCTGATCGTAACCGCCAGGAGTATTACCTGAAGCGCATGTCCGCGCTAGAAGCCGAACGCTCGACGTTCCGCCCGCACTGGATGGAATTGAGCCGGTTCATCAGCCCCAGGTCCGGCCGGTTCTTCTGGACCGACGTGAACCGTGGCGACAAACGCTACAACCAGATTTACAACACCCGGGCCACCATGTCGTGGCGCAACGCGCGGGCCGGGCTGTTCGCCGGCGTCATGTCGCCCTCACAGCCGTGGTTCAAGCTGGAGACGCCAGACCCGGACCTGATGACCTACGAGCCAGTCGCGGAATGGCTCTACAAGGTCGAGCAGTTGATGTATGCCATCGCGGCGGCGTCGAACCTCTACAACATGGCCCCCACGACGCTCGGGGAACTGCTGCTGTTCGGCACCGGTGCCATGTCGCACATGGACGACTTCGACAATGTGGCGACGTTCTACCAGCACACCATCGGCTCCTATTCCCTGGCCCAGAACAGCAAATACCAGATCGACACCATCTGCCGGCAATACCAGGACACGGTGAAGATGCTGGTCGAGACCTACCCGGGCAAGGTGTCGCCGACCGTGCAGCGGCTCTACGACCGCGGCGACTACGAAGCCAAATTCCCGGTCATGAACTTCATCGAGCCGAACCGCGAGCACGACCCGAACAAGAAGGGCAGCCAGTTCAAGAACTACCGGTCGGTGACGATCGAGCTAGCCGGCGCGGTCTATGGCGCGGCTTCCGCGGTCTCCGCGGCGAATGGCGCGGCGGCCTTTCTCTCGGACAAGGGCTTCGATGAGTTCCCCTGCTACGCCCCCCGGTGGGACGTTACAGGAGAAGACACCTACGCGACCGACTGCCCTGGCATGACCTGCCTCGGCGACGTGAAGGGCCTCATGGCCCTGGAGCGGATGACGGCGAAGGCCAACGACAAGATGGTTGATCCGCCGCTTCATGGCCCGGCGACGCTGCGGAACCTGAAGATCAATTCGCTCCCTGGCGGCGTGACACTCTATGACGGGATGGATCAGGCGGAACTGAAGCCGATCTACACGGTCATGCCCCAGCTTGACAAACACCTGATGCTGATCCAGGCGCACGAGGCGCGGATCAAGGAAGGGTTCTACGAAGACCTCTGGCGCTCGCTCCATAGTCTGGAAGGCGTGCAACCGCAGAATGAGATGTTCTTGACGCAGAAGCAGGCCGAGGACATGCTGATGCTCGGCCCGGTCCTAGAGCATGTCCACGGCGACTTCCTGACCCCGTTGGTGAACCGGCTGTTCAACCAGTGCTTGCGCGCCGGTCTGTTCTCGGGCAAGATGACGCCGCCGCAAGAATTGTCCGGCGCAATGCTGAAGGTTCGCTTTGTATCGACCGCCGCCCAGGCGCAGCGCGCAATTGTTACCGGGGGGATCGATAAACTGGTGGGCTTCGTTGGTGGCCTGATGAAGATGGGCATGACGACGGCCTCCGACAACTTGAACGTTGATGACGCGATCCGTAAATACGGGCAGGCCATCGGCACCCCACCCAGCCTGATCCAGTCCGCCGATGTGGTCGCCCAAACCCGGCAGGAGCATCAGCAGCAAGCCGCGCAGCAGCAGCAGGCGGCGCAAGCGACACAGATGGCGGGGGCACTACAGCAAGGCGCCCAGGGCGCTGCTACCCTAGCCCAGGCGCCAGGACAGAATGGCCAATCGTTGCTCGCCAATGTGGCGAGTGCGGCCGGCGGCCAGCAAGGGCCACCCACGTAACAGTTGACGACCACCATACCACCCGGTATGAGGCATTTGAAGGAGACAACACCATGGGCGCAGTTGCCACAGCAGCCGGAACCCTCGACACGGATATCGCCACGTTCGCCACCGACTTGGCCACGTTCATCGCGGCCATCGCCACCTCGCGCGCCTCGCTACGCTCTGCGACCAACTCCAGCGGTCCACAGGTTGAGGAAAACTGGGGTGCGGCCATAATGTCGGCGATGCTGGTCAACACCGCATTCCGTCAATTGTTTGCCGCTTGCGATCTCCGCGAACTTGACGCGAAGTTCTCGCGTGGTGGAAAAGCTGGGAGCGCCAATCCGGCCGTGACACTGGCGACCGTCTTTGCCGCCGTATGACCCCGACGATGAATACGCCGAAAAGCGGCGGGTGGCTCATAGTGCGCTGCGCGCCGCTGCTCGTGATGTGGACCGCGCTAACGCTGCCCATGGCGTATTATCCGAACAACCTAATCGCCAAGCTATCTGGGATTGGCTTTCTCACTGCAATGTTACTGGTGCCAGTTTTGATCGGGACCCTCTCCGCATGGCCTTCAACGAAGGCCGGCGGGACGTAGGGCTCTGGATGTTGGCTCAGCTTGAGAGTGCCCACCCAGGCGCGTTCGCCCTGATGCAGAAAGAGCACCAGGACCGCGAAGCGCGCTACGACGCGATCCCTGAACCTTACGTGGAGGACGATGAATATGAGTGAGAGCATCACCCAAACCCCAGGCGCCCCAGGCACCCAGGGCAACGCCGTGCCGACGAGCGCGACAGCCGCCGACCTGACACAGACGCCGGCCCAGGCAGCGGCCAGCAGCCTCGTTACTGATGCCGGTAAAGCCCCGCCCGCGCCGACCAGCCTCGTCACTGACCTTGCCGCGGACCCAGCGAAACCGGCGGTCGAGATCTCGAAGACCCCAGAGCAACTGGCCCAGGAAGCGAAGGATAATGCCGCCAAGGTCGTGCCGGAGAAATATGAGATCAAGTTCGGCGACGCGGATGCAGACCCGGCCGTGGTCGAGGCGTTCACCCCGATCGCCAAAGAACTTGGCCTGACCAACGAGCAGGCGCAGAAGCTCGCCAGCTTCCACGCCGAGCAGACAACGGCTCTTTTGGGCAAGCAAACCCAGGTGCAGAGCGAGGCTTGGACCAATCTCCAGAACCAATGGCGCACCGACGCGCGGGCCGATAAAGAGTATGGCCACCTCGCCGGTGGAAAAACTTTTGACGAAAATGGTGCCATGATCGCAAAAGGACTTGCAACCTTTGGCACGCCCGAGTTAAACAAGGCACTAATCGATAGTGGGATGGGCAACCATCCTGAGATCACAAGGTATTTATTCCGCGTGGGCAAAGCCGTGTCTGAGGACACGATCCGCGTGGGTGGTAACGTAGGAAGTGGTGGGGCTCCCATCCCGGCGGCGAACAGACTGTTCCCGACGATGAAATCGTAACAGAAGGTTTAATCCATGGCAGCCCTAGCCAACACCAACCCGACCCTGATGGACTTGGCCGCGGCCACGGACCCGGACGGCTCGATCGCCACCATCGTCGAGTTGCTGTCGCAGGCAAACGAGATGCTTCTGGACATGACCTGGGTCGAGGGAAATCTTCCCACAGGCCATCGGACCACGGTTCGCACCGGTCTGCCGCCCGTCACTTGGCGCGCCCTCTACGGCGGCGTCCAGCCCGGCAAGTCCACCTCGGTCACTGTCACCGACAACACCGGCATGCTTGAGGCATACGGCGTGGTTGACAAGGCTCTGGCCGACCTGAACGGCAACACCGCGGCGTTCCGCCTCTCCGAGGAAATGCCCCAGATCGCGGCCCTGGCCAACGAAATCCAGCGCGTCCTGATCTACGGAAACGAAGGCGTGATCCAGGAGAGCTTCACCGGCTTTACGCCTCGCTACAACGCGAACTCCGGCGCGACCAACGCGCTGAACGTGATCCTCGGGTCTGGCGCCTCGACCGACAACGCCAGCATCTGGTTGGTCTACTGGTCGCCGCTGATCGCCCACGGCATCGTGCCGCGCGGGTCCAAGGCTGGTCTCCAGGTCGAAGACAAGGGCCTGATGACCCACCAGAACATCGACGGAGCCGGTGGCTTCGCTGAGGTTTATACGACCCACTATCGCTGGGATGCGGGCCTCACTGTTCGCGACTGGCGTGGTATCGTTCGCATCTGCAATATCTCCAAGGCCAACCTGACCAAGAACGCGGCCACCGGCGATGACCTCGCCGACCTGATGTTCCAGGCCCTGGAAGCGGTGCCGCCCCAGGTCGCCGCCCTTGGCCGGCCAGTGTTCTACATGAGCCGCAACACCATGAGCTTTCTTCGCCGGCAGCTTGTGAACAAGACCGCGGGCTCGACCCTGACCATCGAGAACGTCGGGGGCAAGCAAGTCTATTCCTTCTCTGGCATCCCGCTGCGCCGCTGTGACGCGATGGCCGCTTCCGAGACCCTCGTCACCTAATAAGGAACCCATCCATGATCCGCGACGCTCGCACCACCTTCGCCTCCGCTGTATCCGTCGCCGCAAGCGCCGGAACGGCGGTGATCGGCAACTACATCGACCGCACCATCACGCCCAACGTGGATCAGGCGCGGCTCTACCTCGTGATCTTTTGCACGACCGCCATCATCACTGGTGGCTCGGCCGGCACGGTCCAGATCGATCTGATTACCAGCGCGGCCACGGCCGGCACTTCGCCGAACATCCACATCGCTTCCCCGATCTGGGTGACGGGCTCCGCATCCGTGGCGCCGCTGACCCTTGGTTCGCTCATGCTCCTGGCCGAACTACCGCGCGGCTCGGGCATCGTCGGCCTCGG